TTATGCAGCCGACTTGTGCCGCGTGGCGTCGTATGGCTTGCCTGTTTTTACGATGTAATAGGCTAGCTTCGCCAGCTTCCGCATGATGGCTACGATGATTATCATCTTATGCTTGCCTGCGTTTGTCAGGTTGCGGACGAGCTGGGGAAACGCGCCTGTCCTGTAGGCGACCAAAGCGGGCATGTAAAGGGCGCTTTTCAAGCGACGGTGTCCGTATCGGCTCAGTTTGCCTTTTTTGTTGACGCTTGTCCCTGATTGTTGGATTTGTGGGCTTAGTCCTATGTAGGATATGAATTTGTTCGCTGTCTGAAAGTTCTTGTCTGTCAGTTGTGCGTATAGTATGGCGGCTGTTTCTTTGCCTATGCCCGATATGGTTTGCAGGTTGCGGTAATGGGTGTTTTTGTCTTCCTGCCTGTCTATTTCTGCTTCTATGGCGGTTTGCGCTTGGTCTATTTTTTCTTGATAGGTCTGTATCAGGTCTTCATGGATGGTTTTGATCGTTTCTGATTCGGAGCTGTGCAGGCGGTTTTTGATTTGCTTTTGCTGTTCTTTGAGTTGGTTTTTCAGGCTTAGGAGTTTTTGAAGATAGCGGTTATCGGGTTTCCGATAGGCTGTCAGTTTGTCTATATGCCGCTTTGTGTATTCGGCTATCAGGTTTGAATCTGCTTTGTCGGTCTTGGTTCGGCTGAACTGGCTTTCGGCGTAGTTTTTGATTTTCAAGGGGTTGATGACATAGACGGTGTAGGTTTCGGATAGGGTGTCTGCGGCGGCTTCGTAGTAGATGCCTGTCGCTTCCATGCCGATGACGGTTTTTCTGACGCGGTTTGTCTTTATCCAGGCTTTGAGTTTCTGAAAGCCTTCGCTGTCGTTGCTGATTTTGGTGTGATATGCGCTGCCGTCGCTTTTTTTCAATGTTGCGTCTATGGTTTTCTGCGATATGTCCAGTCCTATTGTATTCATAGATTTTCCTTACTTATTCAGCCTTTGGCGGCTATGATGATATTCAATTTTTTGGATGGATATAGACGGTCGGCATTTCTTTTTTCCGGCTTTGCTGCCTTGGTCGGTTTCCTGCCTGACCGCCCCGGCTTTTGTCCTGCGCATGAACAAAAACCCGTAAGCTGTCTTTATTTAAAACGGCTTACGGGTTTTTATTTTGGCATTTTATTGCGTCAGGTTGGACGCTATTCCACTCAAAACAGACATTTTTAACATCACCGGACAAAATAAAATTGCTCAAATCCTTATATTTGCCTTTAGCGACCCTGCTGGGCGCGACACGCAAGGCGTGCAATGAAATCAAAAAGGCGGGAGTTCCCGCACCCCGTGGATACCTTTTCCCCTATCAATTACGCCTTTGGGCTTCATTGATAGGGGAAAAGGTATCTTAATTATTCACTGATAAGTAATAAATTCCTATTAATGACAATTCAAAAGCTAAAAAACCTATAAAGATTTTAAAACCTGTAATAAAGCCAGCCTTTGCCCCTCTTTCAGTGTTAGACCTACTAGAATACCAACCAATAATAAACCAAACTAAAGGAGATGTTATAAACCTTATTAAATCTAATGTGCTCATAATCCAATTTTCCCGCCCGTATTCGTAAGGGCTTTATAATTGTATTCGTCATACATCAAATTTTGCGGACTTTTACCGCCCATTGTCAAGATCTGCGGCGCGTCAGGCGTGTAGGCGGTCTGCGTCGGTGTGGCACTTTCGGCGGTTTTGGTTTTGTAAGGGTTGAACGGCAAGCCGTCGTTGACGTATTGCAGGCAGGTTTTTTTGCTGATGTCTTTAATTTTCGTGCCTTGTTCGGTGTAGCAGGTACAGCGATTTTCTGCTTTGATACATGCAACCGGATATGGCATTGCCTTTACTGCTTTATTCATTCCGTCATACATGGGGGCGGTTTCAGGACGTTCGGCTACGCGGGGTTGATAGTCTTCTTCGCTCAAATGAGGTTTTGGCGGTTCGGCGGGCGCGGTCGGCGGCGCTTGATTTGGATACTGTCCGTTTGTCGGAGCTTGTGGCGTCGGTTCGTTCGGGGCTTGTTGCCCGCTTTTATCTGCCGATTGGGGCAAGGCGTTTTGTACCTGTTCAATCGGTTTGTTCAAATCCGACCAATATGAACTGAACGCGTAAAGCCCGCCGCCGAGCAGTGCTATTGCAACGGGTATCAGATATAAAACCTTGCTACGCTTGGTTCTGATTTTGGTGTGTTCTTCGGCTGACTTGTACAAGCCGTACACGCTCTTGTCGAGCTTATAGACGCTGACTAGGGCTTCTTTGATGTTCGCCCTGCTTTCGGGTTCTTTTGCGCCCCCTGTCGTCCATTCGAGCTTGCGGCGCAGTCCTAGATTTGTCTTTCCGAAATGGGTGTGATGTTCAATCAGGGAGCGGAGGTGTACATCTATCAGGCGCGGATGCTGTGTAATAAGCAGGAAATCTAAACCCCTGTGTCTGTGGGTTTCTAGCTCTGCTACATAGTCGGGAACAGCGGAACTGCTGGAACGGGGGCGAAATATACGCTGACATTCGTCAACGACGATGATTGCGCCGTCGGGTGCCCATTTGGGCCACGTTTTTATGCTTTCTCCTTCGGGTATTTCTTCGTGCGGTATTTTTAGGTCAGGTATGCCGTCAATGAACAGGGGACGGTTTTTAAAATCTTTGCGTTTGGCGAGCATGGAAACGACGTTCAAAGTTTTGCCCGAACCCGGTACGCCTGTGAACAGATATAACATGTTTTCTTCCTATTTCGACTGAATGATGGTAGACAGTTTTTTAAAGCCTTTTAGGGATATGACGAAGCTGAATGCGCCAAATATCCAGTTCAGAATGACACCAAATCCCGCTATATACAGGATTTGCAAGGCTTCGTCGGGGAAACCGCCGATACTGCGGCTTATTTCGTTGATGAAATAACTCTGCAAGGAATTCAGTCCTGTTACTGAAATAAAACTCAAACCTACGGCGGTCAGTATGCGCCCTGCTACGGACATGAGGACGCCCGTTATCAATGAAGCCCAGTTCATTTCACAATTCCTTTACGGATTCATATACAAAATAGGCGCAGGTCAGCACGCATATAACTATGAATATGGGGCGAAGCTTGCGCGCCAAGTCGCACAACGGGTCATAGCTGAAATCAACCTGTCCCAATGCGCCGAAATCGACGGAACGGGGAGCGGGACACGTCCCGTCAGACTGGAATACGTTCAAGGGCTTGAAATCAAGGTCTATAGTCTGTTCAGGCAATTGGATGTCTTCCCAGCTTGAATCACCCGCGTCCAAACATTGTGCGGCGTTCGGATTGCTTTCACAGAAATCCCGCCGTTCCTGATTTTGGTTTTGGTTTTCCTGCCCCGTCTGTCCTGCCGGTGTCGTCGGAGTGTTCGGGTTGCCCGGAGTCGTCGGGGTATTCGGACTGTCGGGTCTGGTCGGCGTCGTAGGCGCGGGGTTGTCCTGCCCTTTGTTCGGCGTCGGTATTATTTCGCTACGGGTCGGAGCGAGGGTGGAATTTGGTTTCAGGTCTGGACGCGGAATAATCGTTGTCGTAATTGAACCGTCTCTGTTTATCGTGAATCGTGTTTGTTGAGGTGTATTGCTACCCTGCGGGGTGTATGGAGCGGAATCGGCAGTCATTGGCGTGAATTGGTTGGATTCGGTGGACTTCTCGACTGCATCACCAATTCTGGAAAGCTGGTTCATCAATTCTTCATGGTTGGTCTGTTGGTTATTTAGCATTCGTGCAAGGATGTCTTTGATGTCCTGCTGATTGAGCGTCATGTCTTTAATGGTCTGCTCTTGTTCGGCGGGTGTTTGTCCCGATACTTTGGCGCGGGCTGCCTGTAGTTCAGCGTCGTTGGTTATGGGGGTATAAACATATCCTGCTACTTTATCGTAGCCTTCGGGAAGACTACCTTTGTACCACCCGTTACATGCTCCGCCCGAGCAATATCCCCAGTTATAGATACCGTTGTATCTGTCTATTACCCAAGCATAGCCTTCTATATTGGGTCTTGGCCGAACATTAGAACCTGAACCAATATCGACACGTCTTAAATAAAGCTGCGAATAGCTGCCGTCTTTGTTCTTTGAGGCTTCGGCAAGCAGTTTGCCCGATGTATTCCATCCTTCAGCCTGCTTCGCCGCTTTGGCTGCGCCTTCGGCGGCTTTTTTGGCGGCTGCGTAGCCTAAAGCACCACCTAAGTCGCCTTGTCGTTCTGCTTGGGCTTGGGCGGTTGCGGCTTGTTGGGCAGCTTGAGTTAATTGTCCTGATGATGGTTCAGATGGTAGAGTTCCCAACCCCCGACCTATCGCTTGAGATACACTACCTAAACCACCACCTAATAAACCATCCAAGAAAGCACCCCCCGACATAACTAAATTATGTGCGGCAGTACCATAATTACCATTTTTCAATGCTCTTGTAGCATTTTCTATATAAGGGGAAGAATACTTCAAAGCTCCGCCAATAAAATTACCAGCAATAAGACCATTTGCAGCATTTTGTAATTTCGACGAGTTCACACTCTGCGTCTGAGTCGTTTGAATGACGCCCTTTTCCCCGTATTTTCCCGTTACCGTTACGCTTTTATTCTGACTACCCGTTATCGTACCCCCGTTCTTCGTTACGGTCGGTTTGCCTTGGTTCTGAGTCTGAACCCGCCAAACGCCTGTTTTAGGGTCGTAGCCACGTTGTTTTAAGGCTTGTTCGGACGGGAATCCCGACCCCTGATGTTGGACGGGCGGAGGCAGTCCTACGTCTGCCCATGCGCCATTCAATGCCAAGACCGAGCCAATACATACAGAAAAACGGCTAAAACTGCGGGCTTTGCCATTCCGATTAAAAACGCTGCTTCGGGTGTCATTCTTCATTTCTTTCTCTCTGCCATAAAATCAGCTTCACAATGACGACGACGGCAAAAAGTGAAATCATTGCAAACATGATTTGTGTGCCGACGGCTTCGCCGAATCTGTAATATTCCATGCTGTCGCATTGCGGAAACTGTAGTTTTACGGTCTGTTCGTTATACGTCCAAGTCTGTCCGTTAAAAACGGGATGCCTAAGCACCCCGTCTTTGTCTATTGCCGGTACGACTTGAGTCATCACTTCGTTTGTTGCCTGCTCTGCCGTTTCGTGGCAAATCCGACCGACCTGATAACCCATGCCGACACCTTAGGCGGAACGTTTCACAGCGGATTTGATAACGCTGATGGAAACGGCGGCAACGGCGAGGGCAATAGCTACCGCACCGACGGCAATAATGCCCGTTTTCAACGCGCCGAGTTCGGTTTTAGCGGAGTCAACCAAGCCGTTATCTTCGGCAAATGCCAAAACGGGCATGGCGGATACAGCCACGAATGCGGCTGCGTGTTGCAGTTTGCTTTTGATGTTCATGATGTTTTCCTTACGAAAATGAATTTGAAATGAATTGCGGGCTTTGTGAAAGGTTTATCAGACCGCCCGCCGAGCCTGAAACTTTTATTCTTCCTTCACGAAAAACGCGAAGATTTGAAATCCACCGCCTATTTCTTCCATTCCGGCATTAAATGCGTCTTCATATCTTTCAAAATGCCCGGCAGATTTTAGGTTTTGGGTAAAACCAGTATCGCCAAACGGATCGGGATAGATGAATTCGTGTGATTCCAAATCCTGAACTATGAACCGTTCTTTATATTTCATGATTTAGCCTTTCGGCTTTGCCTCTGTTTGAACTTGGAACTCTTTCAGGGTGGGAACCATGCCTTTGCCTGTCGAGGTCATCTCTACGGTAATCATGACTTCGCAAGGGAAACTGAGGTTTGCCAGCTTTGCAAAGTTATCGCTTGAACCCAACTTCATCTGCGCGGCGGTAAAGCCGACGGCGTTACCCGATTGAGACATGAGCGGTGTGGCGACCAAGACGGAACAACTGTCAATCTGCGAGCCGTCAATTTCGCCTTTGAATTTTTTTGCACCTAAAAAGGTTGCGGGATAAGTGATTATCTGGTTTTGGTTAAACATGGATATTTCCTTTCTTAAAAATCGTACCAATCAAATTTGACGGGCTTCTTGGCATATGCCCTAAAATTACCGAAATACAGCCGATACTTTGAATTCATCCGACGGATTCGCGCTGATTCTTTCTGCCATCGCGCCGCCCTTAATTTCATCTGCTCGGCAAGCGGTAAAGCTTCTTCAATAGTCCGCTGTAACCAGCGTTCGTATTCTTCATCCTGCTTACGTTTGCGGTTTGCTTCGTATTCAACATCAAACAGCCTTTCATGAGTTTTGAAGCCGTCTGAAAGCTTGTAATCCAAAAAGTCCAGTTTCATCACTTCGTAGTCCAATTGGGCTTCTGCCGATTCGTGTATGAAACCGCTCTTTTCCGCGTTTCTCAGTTCGTTCAAATCGTACTTTTCAGGTTCAAGCCCTTTGGGATAACCCGATTCCGCCTTCAGGTGTTTGACGATTTCGTCGGAGCTGAAACCCAAATCGGACATGAAATTGACCAGTTTGCCGACGGCGTTTCTGGCGTGTTTCAGCTTATGACCGAACGTCAAATTCAGGGATTTTTCCCGAATTTCTACACGCTTTTCAGACGGCATATTCCGAAACATCCGACAGATGGGAAACGCTCCGCAGAAGTAACCGCCTTCATCCGTCAGAATGTCGAACGGTATTTCTATGTCCCCGTGATTGAACTGAATTTCAAACCTTACCCAGGGGCTTTCTTTGTCCCCAAGCTGACGACCCTTTTCATAAATTCGAACGAAGCGGGAATTTTTCTTTCTGCCGACATAGAAGGTCTTGCCCGTGCCGTCTTCTTTCCGCCATGCCGATCCGACCGTTTCAGACTTCGGTCGCATATTGTGATTGTCGAAATAGCCGTTATCGTGGTCTAACAATGCCTGCTCAGGTGTGTAGCTGCCATCGAAAAAGTCTAATGCCAAATCTACACGGGTTATGCGGGGTCGGAAGGCTTCGTCTAAAAACTGCTTCATTCGGGCTTCCCAGCCTGCATTAGCCAGATTGCAGCCTACACCCTTCAATTCGATTAAAACGGTATCACGCTGACCGCCGAAGTGGACTTCACCGTAATCCACATCGTCAGAACCTAGACGGTACATCGATTCATAAAATTTATTACCCTTTGACTTGCATTTTCGGGTAATGCCGAACCTCAGTATTTCTTCCAGTTTGCGGCTCAGGGTGTACATGTATTCGGCGTCCGATACCAACGGACAGCCCGAATATCTCAACAAGGTATCCTGATGGAATGTGATGGACAGCCAGTCGATGAAAACGCCGTCCTGAACGCCCCGCCGTTGCGGTACTTCTATTAGTTTTCCCCGTTCGTCGGTGATGAAATGGGAAAAATATTCGGTATTGCTCAT